GAGCGACTTAGGTGCGGGTGCTGTTGAGCGTGATGCACCAGCCGAGGGTTGCGTTGCCATTCTCGGGCGTGATCGGCTTCGCCCACCACGGCTGGCCTGCGATCCTCAGTATGAACCGGAACGCCATCGCTGCCGCGTCGAAGAACAAGTGCATGGAAACATCGGTTTTGATGTCCGTGCCCTTGGTCATGGTGAGGTACTGCGCGAGGCTCGTCAGGATGATATCCCCCTCGGTGCCGAGCGCACTGCACGCCTGCATCGGCAGGACCGGCCGGCCCTTCAGCGTCGCGAACGGCGACGCCGACAAGCCACCCTGCGGCATGTAGAGCGGAACCGGCGAGCCGGTGCCGGGGATCGCGAGAACGTCGAGCTGTGGCTCGATCTCCTGATTGATCAGCCAGACGGCATCACCGCGGCATTCCGAAAAGAGACGCGCCCACATTGCGGAAATGTTGGCCTGAATGACCGTATTGGCGCCCTGCCCGCCGACCGCCGCAACGGTGATCTTGCTCGGGCTGTTGAGCATGCCCAACGGTTGGCCGGCGCCGGTGCCGCGGACGATCGCCGTGTTGATGCGCGCGCGCATCTTGACGGGGACGCGGGTCGACAACCAGCCGTTGAGCGCCGGGGCGTCGTCGAGCAGTTCCTCGCTGATCGGGACCAAGGCCGTCAGCTTGTTGAGGCGGATCGCCTTGGGCTCGAGAGCGGGCTTGCTCTGCGTGAGCTGCGCGAGCTCGTTCTCCCAGAAACAGCGGATGCCCGTCGCGTTATCCCACGGCGTGCCCTCGTCGGCCGGCAGCACCATGTTATTGCTCGAGGTGATCTGCTTGTCGGTGCGATCGGCGAGGTTCAACTCGCCCATGACCTTCTGATAGATCGCCGTGCGGAACTCGGTCGGCACGAGAATGCCGCCGTCCGCGCCGGCGCCTTCGTTGCCCGAGGTCGACGGCGCCGCGGCCAAGATGCGCTGATCGACCTCGCGCCCGCCGCTCACCGCGAGGGTTTTCACGGCGACCGCGAACTCGCCCAAGCTGGCAAAGCCGCCCTTGGGGTCCTCGGGTTTCTTGACCTGGCCGGGGACCGTCTCGCGCGTCTTGCGCCCGGCCGACTTCGGCTCGAGCGCCTTGCGCGCGACGATCTGCGCGTCGAGTTTCTCTTGCTGCGCCTTCATCTCCGCGAGCTTTTTGATTTCCTCGTCGGTCATGTCGCGCTCTGCATCGTCGGCGACTTGGCAGATTGCTTCCATGTCCGTCTGCAGCTTGGTCGCGCGGGCCTCGAGATCGTCGAGGCGCGCGTCGGCGCGGATGGTGATGAAAACGCCGGGGCGCTTCTGCAGGGCCTCGAGCGCGCCGAATGCAGCCGCCGCCATGGCGGCCAGCGAAGTGTGTCGCATGGTCCGTGTCTCCGGTTGGTGAAGGTAAGGCGTTAGCGGCTGGCGATCAGCGCGCGAGCCTCCGCGATGCGCGGACGGCCAAGCGCCGCCGGCAGGTTCTTGAAACGCTCTGGGCTACTGACACACGCGGCAACGCGAACATTCTCGACGATCCGGTCGGCGAAACCGTATTTGACGGCCTCGGCGCCGGTGAACCATGTTTCGGCGTTCATCCATTTTTCTATTTGCGCCGTGGTCTGTTTGGTGCGCGCGGCGTAGGTGTCGCGCATCGTGCCGTTGACGAGCTCGAGCACGAGGGCGGCGTCGCGCATGTCCTTTGCCTCGCCGTAGCAGCCGCCGCGGGCGTTGTGGATCATGATGAAACCGCCCTCGGCAATTATGATCTCGTCGCCGGCGAGCGCGACGAAGCTCGCGGCCGAGGCGGCGATCCCGTCAATGTGCGTGGTGATCTTCGCCTTGTGCTCGACGAGCAGCGTCCACATTGCGCGCGCGTCGGTGACGAGGCCTCCGTCGCTGTTGACGCGGAGGTCTATCGTCGACACGTCGCCGAGGGCGCGGAGGTCGGCGGCGAATTGCTTGGCCGTGACGCCATCGCCGAACCAATCCGACCCGATCACGCCATAGAGCCAAATCTCGCCGGCGGCGCCCTTGGCGAGCATGCGATATCCGGGCTGCATTGCCTGCTTTGCCTTGGCAAAGGCTGCGATCTTGCTCATGGGGTCCGTCTCCGGTGCGTTGTAATGTGCATTACAGAGGGCGTTGCGTCAGGCCGGCGGCCTTCTGACGATTGGGGCGCGCCGCTCGAGTCGCGGCCTTCCGCGCGACGAGCTCCGCCTGCAAGGCGTCGGCGATCAGCGGCATTGCGGCGGCGATCTGCTCGGGCGTCCAATCCGCCGGCGAGATCGCCGTTACGGGCCCGGCCGGGCCTGCAGGTCCCGCGGGACCTGGCGCCCCATCCTTACCGTCACGGCCGACGACGCGGCCCACGCGCTTAACCTGGCCGTCGGCCAGGATCGCGCGTAGGTCGCCGTCCTGGTCGATCATCCAATCGGCGGCCACGAATGGGCGCAGCGCCTCGAGGCGCTCGAGTGCCGCCTGCAGGGCCGCCGCGGAGCCGTCGCTCGCGTTGCGCAGCTGTGCGACCGTCGCGCGCGTGTCCTCGAGCTGGTGCTGCAGCGCCTTAACGGCCGCCTCGAGGGCCGCGAGCTGCGCCACGTCGGCCGGCGCGCCGTCCTTGCCGACGATCGCGCCGAGGTCGGCGAACGTGCCGTCGGTAAAGAACAGCACCAAGTGACCGTTGCCCTCGATCGCGGCGCGCGCCAGGCCGCGGCCGTCGGCGCCGGCGGCGCCTGGTGCGCCCGGATCGCCGGCCTTCGGCGCGCGCGCCTCGAGGGCCTTGAGCCGCGCCATGATCGCTTCGGTGAACAGGTCGAGCAGCTGCAACGGGTTCATGCGCGGCACCTCGCCACGCGGGCGCGGCGCGTCGCCAGCGCGCGCCACGATGGCGGAAACGCTCGGGCGTTTAGTCGGCGTCGACATTGGCGGGCTCCCCCAAGTGCGCGAGGCGCTGCATGATCCTGTCTTGTGCGGCGAGGTCCTCGGGCGTCGGCTCGTCGACCTGGTCGTCGTCGTTCGCCGGCGGCGCGATCGCCGGGGCGGCCGGCGTCGGCGGGTCCTCGCCGATCTTCTCGAGTGTGGTCATTGCCGACTGCATGACGTACTTGTCGCCGTCCTCGCCAAGGGTCGGCATTTCCTCGAGGCGCCGGATTTCATTGACGGACAGCGCGCCGACGTTGCGGAGCTCCCGATAGAACGTCGAGCGCGCGGCACTGTCGCCGCGCAGGAGCGCGTTGAGGTTCATTTTGCTATAGAAGTTTTGCCGGTTCTGTATGCCGAACAATTTGAAATCGGCTTCCTCTTCAAAGCGCTTCACCCATGGCGAGACGCTGTCGACCACGACCTCGATCGCCTGATGCTCAATGTTGGAGAACGTCGCACGCAACAGATGCTGCACCTTGTGCGGCGGGACGCCGAACCACCGGCAAACCTCGTCAACATAGAATTGCTGTGTCTCGAGGAACTGCGCCTTGTTGGGCTCGATCGTCGCGGGCTTGTAGTCCATTTCATTGTCGAGGATGACGTTCTTGTTTGCCTTGCGCGGGCCGCCGGCGAAATCCTTCAGCTTGGCCTCGAGCTTTTTCATTCCGTCGGGCGAGAGCGCGCGCTTCATCGTTATGAAGCCCGCCGGCTGCGCGTTGTTGCCGAAGAATGCCGCGCCGAATAGCTGCGCGGCCTTGGCGGCGCCAATGCTTTCGGCCGCGTATGCCATGACGTTGAGGCCGATCACGTCCTCGCCGAAGCCGCGGAGGTGGAACACGTCGGCCGCCTCGAGGTCAACGAAACCGCCGCTCTCGCTGGTGACGCGATAGAGCAGCCGGTTGTCGACCTGGTCGCGGCGAGGTGTGACGCGGTCGGGGTGGATCGGCCACATGGCGAGCGGGCGGCCGACGGTGTCGCGCTCGATCTCGGCATAGCCGTTACCGCGGCGCAGCGCCCAATGCAGCAACGTCTCGCGGAACTGAAACGCGCTCCATTCCGGGTTGGGTCTTTTCCAGAGCAGCCAATCGACCGGGTGTTTCTTCGCCACCTCGCCGCCGGCGTCCGTGTCGCGCATGACGTGCCAGGGCAGGACGGCGACCGTCTGCGATAGGTAGCGCAGGCAGGCCCACACGGTCGCGACGGTGATTGCCGTGTCCTGCGTGACCAGCACACCGGCCGTGGTGCGGCCGTTGTACCAAACGCGCGAGTCGAGCGGGGCGCGGCTATCCCTGCTCAAGCGAGCGACGATCGAGCGCGCGAGGTCGCGGAGGCCCATGTCAGTTGACTTTCTTTGTGGCGCGCCGGCGCGCGCGCCGGAGCGGCGTCAGGTCCTCGGTCGTCGCGTCGTGTGGGATAGTCTCTCTGATGTACCGCGCCACGGCCTCCAGCTCCGCGGGGTTCACGCAATCGCGCTTTAGGATGTTGGCGCGCAAAGAGATAATCCGCACGTTCCCGGATACATACCCGCGCCCCGGCAGCACTCTGTCGAATGACGGCACGTTGTGCGCGCCCACGCCGCCGAACGGGTCCAGCGCAATCCCCAGCACGGGGCATGCGTGGGGGATGCCTGCCGGGAAGTCGGCCACGGTCAGCGAGAACGGCATACCCTCGCGCCTCGCCTGTTGTCGTTTATGCATAAGCATCGCGTGCAGCGGGTCTTTCGCGCGGTATCGGTGGCGCTGCGCTTTCTTGCAATCGGGATCGTGTATCTCGCGCCTCCGCGCATTTAACTGCGCGCGCACGGTCGGGTCACTCCGGCGCGCGCGAACCTTCGCCGCGTTGCGCGCTTTCCATTCTGGCGACGCGCTCAATCTGCGCATCCCTTCGCGATTTTGTGCGCGCCGGCGATCGTGATACGCGGGGTCATTGGCGTAGCGCTCTCTGTGGCGCTCTCGCGCGGCCTTTTGCCATGCGGTCCACCGTTCTGGATGCAGCGCCTTTTGTCGCTCGGCGTATTCACGCTTATACCTTCGCATCGTCTCGCGAAATGCGGGGTCGCTGGCCAGCCGTTCCTTTGTGGCCTCCCACTGCGTTTGCCCATTCATCGTCATGCGTCAGAAATCCCCGTCGTCGTGTAGCGCCTGGCGCTCGTTAAAGCGGTCCCGCATTGCCGCGAACATCGGGTGCGTCGGGTCCTCCAAAATTCCGTAGTCGATCCCGTCCTCGTCGACGTGGCCCGCCGGCGTGGCCGGGGCGTCGTCGGTCATCCGGTCATAGGCCGAGATTTGCGGCTCGACCTCATGCGCGGTTGCGGCGCCGACGGCCATGGCGATCGTGACCAAACCGTCAATGCGCCCGCGTGATTTCTTCTTGTCGAAAGCCCGGTTCTTTTGCGCGTCGCTCACCAGCACGGCATTGGACGCGCAGGCTGTGGTGACGGGCGAGGCGTCGATCACAACGCGGCCGTGTAGAATGCAATCCTCGAGGCGCTCGACCGAGCGCGGCATGCAATGTTGCTTGTCCTCGAAAAGAACTCGCGTGCCCTGCGCGTGGCGAACCATTTTTAGGCCGACGCCCTCGGGCTCGCCGGGGCCCTCATAGAGCCAAACGGGCAAACCGATGACGCCGCAAGCGTGGATGAAATCCGCCATGTGCGCGGGATCAAAGACGAGCTCGGCAACGTCGTGCGTGGCGACGAGCTCCGCGACTTGCGCGGCGACGAACCCCTTGTCGATCACGGCGCCGGGTACGGCCGTTAGGTGTCCCTCCGCGACCCAAAGGTCATAACTCGCGTTGTCGGCCTTCGAGCGATCCTCGAGGCCGTCGCGCGTTGTCCAATACCAAGTCACGACCTCGATAGGGTCGCCCTCGCGCTCGGGCTCGAAAGCGGCCGACAAGGCCGTCAAATCGTTTTTCTGACTGAGATCGAGCGACAAATGACAGCGGCGCCCGCGGAGCTTCTCTCGATCTACCTTGCCTTGCACAGCGCGCCAGGCGTTCTCGGAAATCCAAAACCCGGTCACGCCGACGGGAATTCCGAAATATAGGCGCTTGACCGACAGGGCCGTGCTTAGCAGCGTGCGCGCGGTGTTGACTTCGCCGCGGACGTTCTCGATCGGGAACGTGATATCGAGCGCCGGCAGCGCCTTCGGCCACACGCTCTCGTCGTCAAAGACGCGTTCCTGATCGACCTCGTCGACGCGCGCGATGTAGGCGAACGCCTCGTCATCGGCGAACTCGCCTTTGAGCACGCGTTGAAAGCTCTCGCTGTAGGAGGTCCCGACGGCTTGCGTCACGTCGGGCGTGTTGGTGCCGAGCAGCATGAAGCCGTCCCCCGGCATCTTCGCGATTGCGCGCTGCCAAGTCTCGATCGGGTGCGCCGACTTGAATTCGTGGATTTCATCGGCGAACACGGCCACGGGCCGCGGGCCGCTGATCGCCTCGCCGTTCGCGAGCGCCTGGAATTTGCTGCCCGACTCCGGGTGCTCGAGCTTCCACGCGTTGTCGCCCTCGCCGCGAATGATCACGTCCCCGCGTTCCTCGAGCGTCTCGCCATCCTCGCCGTCGGGGATCTGAGCTCGAGCCATCGCAACGGCGTCGCGGAAAAGGACGTTGGCCGTCGCGCGGTCCTGGCCGATCGCGTAAACCTCGGCGCGCGGGATGCCATACCAGCCGAGCAGATAGAGCCCGAGCGCAGCCATTAGCGGCGACTTCGCTTGCCCCTTGCCCGTCTCAATCCAACCGCGGCGAAAGCGTAGCCGACCGCTGTCTTTGCGCCAGCCGAACAGGTTGCCGACCACGAAATCATGCCAGGGCAGCGGCGTGAACTTTTCGCCGGCCTTGGCGCCGGCCGTGATCGAGAGCACCGCGGGGAAAAACCCGAGCGCACCCCGCGCTGATTTCAGGTCCCAATAGAGGCCACGGGCCTTGCCGTCGACGAGGTCGCGCAAATGCCGCTCGCATGCGAGCCGCACGAATTGGCCCGCGACTACCTTGCCGCTCACTACGTCGCGAGCGTAGGCGGTCGCCGTGTCTTTGTTAGCTGGTTGCGCCATCTGCTTTGGGTGTGCCGAACGTCAGTCGCTTGCGGTCGACGAGTAGCGACAGGGTTACGCGCGTCACGCCGTCGTGTTGGTAGGCGACGCTGCAGCCGGTCACGCAGGGGAGCTCGCCGAGCAGTTGGCCGGCGTCGTCATAGAGCGCGACGCGCGTGCGCTCGCGGCCTGACGCCTGGTCGAGCTCAAAGGTCACGTTCGCTTTCATTGGTTGGCCGGCTTGCCGAGGTAGGCGTCGGCCGCCCGCGGCTTCGTGATCTTGCGCACGACCTTGCCAATGCGGCCGCGCCGCACCGGCGCAATGCCGAGCTCGGCCTCGAGCTGGCGAATGGTTTCGTCGAGCTGGCGCATGGCGCGAAAGTGCGGGTTTGTGTGCGCATAACGCTTTGGGGTTGCCGCGATGACGACGCCCCGCGAGGCCACGTCTTGCGCGCTCGTATCGTATTCCATGCGCATCGTGATCAGGCGCAGGATCGCGTGACCGTTGGAGACGGCCAGGCCGCCGGCGTCGCGAAGCGACGAGCAGATTTCCGACCAATGCCCATGTGCTCGCGCCTGGTCTGCAACGTCGCCATAGTAGTGCCCCCAATTCGGCTCGGGAGGCATCCCGTCGCCGCCGGCGATCGACACCAGCGCGGCCGTGAATGGCAGCGGTTTCGCGGCCTTCGGCGGGGTCGGTTTCGGCTTTTTGCTGTTCTTTGCCATGGTCGCGCGTTTTGTTTAATTGGTGTACTGCCAATTTTTTTTCTAAGTCGTTGGCCCGACTCTCTTTTCTCGCTCTGCGTTTCGGCTATGTCCCTGGTGTTTCAACAAAAACTCAAAAATTGCTCGGAATGTGTATGCAGG